CTACGTGTCATGTAGTTATCCCAAACATTAATATATAAACGTAAACGATACGCGTCTGATCTCTTGGGCGAGCCACGCTGTTGGCGCGACTTGACAGAGAAGATTCAGAGTGTACGAGGTTGCCTCATGGGATAGCCACTTTCTTGGTTCTTACTTTCGGTGCTACACATATTTATCGTTGAAATGGCCGTTGATGCGGCTGTGATAAAAACTGCGAATACCAAGAGAAAGTTCAACAAGCTACACGTCTTCGTCAGAATTCTCGGAGACGATCTAATTGCTATCTGGCCGAAAGCATGCGACACTGCATATTCGACCCTGCTTAGTGATTCTGGATTACCTATTTCCAAGCACAAACACGAGGTCTCGACCCACATCTGCAACTTTGCTAGAATGTGGTTCGAGCCTATCTTCGCGAAACGCGAGCGAAATGCTAACTACGGGGTCAAGTCCTGGGCACTCTGTGCTGGTGACGACGACCTCCTTGTAGAGCAAGCTGGCTTTGCTGATTTTGGGCTTAGGGTAATCATTGGGTACAGGTGGATAAAAGCTATATCGGTCGGCGCCTACGGGCGTTTCGACTCGACGAACATTTTTCAGAACGCTTGTATGTTATCCAGCTATTATAGGACCGATCATCCTACCTAGTTTAGGCGCTACAGAGATATGCTTCGAATTACCGCTCCAGGTATCTGGAGTAGGGCCGCCAAACTGCGCATCCACCCTACACTTCCCTATATTGGTCTCGGTTTGCCCCATAGGCAGGGGCCGCCAGACCGAATAGGCAAAGTGACTCTTCGAGACTACTACACGTACATAGCGTGTAGACAGCAGCAATCGTAGCGCTCCATTGAGCAACTTTGGGATCTCTCGAAACCAACCGAATTTTGGGCTTGTTATACCAGCGTGTTCGAGGAACATCTAGGTGTTCACGAATCGCATCTGGTGCCAGAAACTCGTGTTGTAAACGGGATCACTGAAAAGAAACCTACCCATATATCCCTTAGGCAAGGGCGCTCTCCAGCAACATTACTCAGACTAGGATTTGTACCTTTTTCAACGCTTCAAAGCCACATGGCTTATGAAGCAACCAACCGGCTTAAAGTCATCCATTTAGCAGCTTATACCGGGTTTAAGAAAAAGGCGTTAGCAGATCGGGCCCTCACAAAACGAACGATAACTAGCGTGTCTCGCGATCTACTCAGACTGCGCGCATTGTACGCCAAATTTATGGCTACGCGAATCAGCAAGGCAGAGAGGAAGTTAGTGGGCGGCCCCGGTGGTTAGAAAACCAACGGGAGAATGGTGCCGTCTAGGCTGGAAATGAAGAACTTAGCATCCTTGGAACTAACTCATACGAGAGTTATCTATGCACGCGCTTACGTCGGACCCTCGACGAAGCTCTGTGGCAATACATCCACAATGGTGGGCAGTGTCAATGCTAACTAGTTGACACGTGCCTGCGCTGAATTCCCTGTAACTCACATCGGTGAGAACGTTCTTATGGG